AACTATTTCTCCAAGTTGATTCATCACAACATGTAATTTACAGCCGTAGAACCAGCCCATTGAGCTTTTACCACGAGATGCTATTTTAGATAATGATTTATGGCGTTGTATATGTTTTTGACAGTGAAGATTCATTCAATCTCACTTATGATGAGCTGGTTGAGATCGTAAGGCAGGCCCGTCTATATGGACCCGGATCAATACCAGTATTGGGGACTGTGAGTTAAATAATATGAAAAAAGATATAAGAGTAAAAATTATTGATGTTTTTGGAGCGGTAAGTTCACTCGCTGTAATTTTCTTCTTTTTTACATTATGGTTATTTTCATATAATTCAATTGATCAACCTCTTAAAGAGGCTTGGACAAGCACAATTTCATTCCTTTCTGTATTAGCAACTTTAGCCGCGGCTTATATAGCTGCCCACTTATTTAATGATTGGAAGGATCAGCACAATCAGAATTTGGAAACAACCATTCTTCTTGAATTTATATCAAAATTAGATTTTTTTGAAGAATATGTTAGTAGTTATCAAAATCTACTTATTTCTCATAGCATAAAAGAGATGGGTAATTTAGACAAACAAATAAGAATGATTGAGCCAATAACACTTGCTGCTACAGTTCATTATTATAAAAAGAAATTTGATGGTTTAAATTATAATTCAAAAACATTAGCTAATAAGTATTACTTATTGAAAAAACGCGACTATGGTGATGGCTTAAAATCTATTGCACTACTTATAAAGCAAAGCCTTAATTTACAGAAAAGTATTATCTCTACCGAGAAAGTCAATAATAATTCGTATTCAATTGAATTAGATAGTATCCAACTATCGATTGATGCCACTATTGAAATTTTAGGACAAGCAAAGAAGACGATAAATGAACTATATACTCAAGCCATTGTAGATATTAGAGCAAAAAATTAGCGTGATATAGCTAGTGCTTGCTGTAATATTTGCAAGCACTAATTAATATAATTTAATTATCCTTAGCTGCATAAACTAGATTATCTGCCACACGCCGAACCCACCCCTTACCGAAATTTTTGAATGTAGGTAAATCTGTGTAGAACTTTAGACGTTCAGCAGTCAAAGTAAGCAACACATCATTTGGATCCATAGCGTTTACTGCATTAATCGTTTTCGGCCCAATGACACCATCTGCCGGTACGCCTGCGACTTGCTGTAATTCCTTAATGGCTCGGCTTTTCCCAGCATTTACCGCAAAATCCCATAACTGGAAAACAATAGCTGAATGCAGTTGCTCGGCACCTAACTTTTCCCACCAGTCACGACGGTAAATTTCCTTCGCTTCAGCCAGAGTTAAATTCTTAATATCTATATGCGGGTAAGTGTTTGCAGCGATACCATACTTAGTACCTTTTAACTGGCCCTTACCTACTATGCCGCCAGTCCAGTTACCCGGGTCACTTCGTAAATTGGTATAACCTGCTTCATGCCCAATCAGCCGCTCGAATGCCTGCTCAAAGGTAATCGTGTTATCAGGAAGCGATGCAAAGCCTAAAACGGTTGGCTCTGGATTAAGCTCGGGCTGAGCTTTCTTGCGGCCAATAATGGTGGCCAGTAAAACAAGGATGATAGATACAATGCTTTGATAGGTTGCTGGCAGCACATTTGCATTAGATACTTCCTGCAGAACCAGTTGCAGACAAGATAAAAAAAGCGCCATGTAGGCGCCATATTTTACTGAGTCAAATTTCCAGACACTTTCGTTTATTAACTTCATGGTTGATTCTCGTTTAATAGGTTAATTTTTTCTGTTGGTCAATTTGATTTCGCATTGCAGCCAGATCTGTATCCATGCGGATCTGTTTAGATTCAGCGATTGCCATTTTTTGATTCAATAGCGCATTATCTTTTTCAAGCGATCTATTGCCTTGAAAGACATATCCACCAAAAGCAACAAGAGCAGCAAGAGCGGTACCTCCAAGTCCTTTTGCAAAGGTAAGACCACCCTTGGCCTGGTTCATATCTGCCTGAAGCAAATCAATATCACGTCGGTTTGCTACTGCTTGTGACCGATAATATTCATCGCGTTCTGACAATCGAATCACGTTGTTATTTAGCTCGCCCATTTCTTGCCGGAGTTGATCGAGCTTTTTCTCGACTCTTACTCCATAAGTCTCACTATCAGGCATATAGCCTCCTCATTTCTTAGATATAAAAAAAGCACCCCGTAGGGTGCTTAAACTGTTTTACCTTTCTTAAATTTCTATCTGTATGACCCTGCCTTCAGGCGCCGGGCGCTTGATCTCGTTGTTAGATACAAATACCCGGGTGCCGGTTGTATATTTTGTACTGCTGGTGCACAGAACCAATCCGCTACCATCGACCACCAGTACTTTGTAATTGGGATGATCTGCTGAGGTGATAGTGCCAATGAACTCGGGAGCCTTGGGCAATAAGTCGATTAAACGCTGTAATGGATTACTCACAATTGATGCTCTCCACTTTAATACTCTGGTTAATCACTGCATGATTAAATGACACGTTGACCCCATCAATAATGCCCCACCATTCAGCATTAAATGCGACTAGCTCACCAGGTGCACATTCGCTCACATCCGGACCAATCGGCATCAGCAGATGATGTGTTTCGACCATACCGGCTTTAGCAAGTGCTGTTTTGCCATATGCTCCCATGCTCTCAACGGTAAACAGTGGACTGTTCGCTGTTTCCAGCAAAGTATCACCTGCAGTGCCAGTACGCTTGATCTGGCCACTTAAGCCAGAGCGGTCGTTAGTTAACGTGATGCCGTTATAGTCCGGATAAGGCTCATAATCGGTAGACTGCTCTGTGACCAAGCTCTCTGGAATCAGTCGATCATATTCTTCAACCGTGATTGAATCCCAGAATGTTTTTTTGTACTTGGGCTTTATAGTGATGGTATCGCTACCCTTTTCACTATAGACAAAACCTCCTGCAGACTCGGCTATCATTTTGATTACTGCAATGGGGGTCATGTTGGAATAGCTGAGACTGCCCGCTGGCACGATCCAGCTCAGCTCATCGATCAGTTCCCATTTTAGCTGCGTTGAGCTGTGGATCCGATCCAGTTCAGCCTGACAGAGCTGTCTTGCTGTGCGTTCATTCTCCTGGGTAAATGAGCGTGTCGGTGCATAGGGAGCGTCTAGTAAAGCGGATTGGCTGCGACCGCTTAATGTATAAGTGGTTTCGGCAAAGCGACGTGAGCGACTACGGTTTTCAAGTAGCATGTGATGCTCGGTACCATTCACCATAACTCTTAAAATCACGGGCTGACCATTTATAGGCTCTAGTTTCGGTATTTCAGACGCGAGCACGCTCAGGCTATATGACCAGCACCAGCGGCTACGATCTGTGCTGTAACTGCCATCATAGACCAAGATATTCTGGCCATTGTCCAGACGGCTTACGGATAATTCATTCACGATATACCACCAGTTTTTTGGCGGCAGTCCTGGAATACAGTCATCCGCGCCAAAGTTTAAAATAAGGTTATGTGGATCTGGTTCACTGCACAAGCAAGTAAAGTTGAGGTCAGTACTGCCAATATATTCAGGAAGTTCAGGTTGTGGCCAGGGTTGAACCGGATGCTTGCGGTAATGAATGGCTTTAGCTTTATCCCATGCAATGCTATTGGTCGTGATCAGTTCAAGCCCTTTATCCCATACAAAGGTAAAATGCTTTTCAAAGACGTGGGCTACTTCATACGAATAAGTAAAAGTTTTTCTCTTGCGAACTAGATCCACCCAGTCAAATATCCGGTTAATCCTAAGCCTACTTCCCTCTTCAAATACCAAGGTTCGAGTTTTAGCTAATCGCTTATTTTCCTGCCAGACGAAATCAGCAGAGCTGACTAGCCCGGTACTTTCTTCATGCTGTAACTGAACTGAACGGTACAGCAAGTCAGCCTTTTCAAAGCCAAGTAATGCCTGACTGCTCAGACTTAAACTGCACTCAAAATAAAAGGCGCTGTGATGCGCCCGTAGAACCGGTTTAGCCCATGGCATTATTGAGGCAATTAAGCACGGCAAGGCCCGTTGATACTCGGCAGCCAAGTAACGCTCTACACCACGGATAAAGTTTATATCGAAAATTGCTTCAATCCCAGTTTTGAAACTGGTATCCGGAACTGAATCAATAACACATCGATTTCCGCTATAGCCGGCCTGCAGCTCAAAACTAAAACCTGTATCCAGAGCAGTATTAAGCTCTGCATCAAGATCAAGATTTTCTTTAAACTCGGCAGCAAGTTCGAGTGTAAATTGTATTTCCAGCCGGGTATCAATACTGATTGCAACAACATCACTGTCCCAGCCGAAATTTAATTCAGTTGAACCGGTCCATGGCTGGGTGAAGTCCAGCACAATGCCAGGATCGTCAGGCTGTTCCGGCTCCTGATCAGCAAAGAGAGCTGTTGCTTCAACTATAAAAGCAGTCTCTAAAACTAAATCTACTTTCCCAACCAGATCTGCCTCGGATAAGGCTAGAGCCATTAGCTCAACATTAATTTCCGTGTCTAATACCGTATCTATAACTACAGTATTACTGCCACTCTCTGCATAGATGGCACCCACTTCAAATGAAAACTCAGTCTCAAGTACCTTATCGATTACTGTCGAAACGTCATCACCGAAATTGAGATTAGTTGTACCATCGGCCAAGTGCTCGAAATTCAAGATGATATGATGACTATCAGTATTGTCCGTTTTAAACTCCAGATTTAAATTGTGGGCATCCGTGGTCCCCAGCTTATTTTTAAAATCCACATGAGCACCTCAGATTATGGTTTAAGCTTAATGGACTGAATGGTTAAGGTGCCACCGATGACCAGATTAGTATTGGCCAGGCTGATATCTGTCCCTATAGTCAGATCTGCTGCAGCTTCCCCGGCACCATTATAGATCCGCGCCCAGCTTGCCGTACCTGCTTTAATGACCGTCGCTGTATCAGAGGGCTGTAGTTCAACATGGGTGGCTGTTACTTCCTTGATACAGGGTTCTGGCAGAGTCACCGTG